GCGAGAGGCGAGCGATGTCAGAATTTGTCCAGTGTGAGCGTGGAGTCAAGGTGTCGGACGAGTTTCTTGATCCTCAGTATTTAACTGAATTCAAGAACATGTCCAACATGCTTTTCGGTGATATGTTTGCCAAAATAGATAGAGATATCTATTGGGGCAGACATCGCGGAAAGCACGGTCCAGGCGCTGTCGCAGATCGACTTACCAGCAATGGTAAGTGGAACCTGCGATCCTGGCCTGCTCGTCTTCAGCGGGTTTTCCCGGCTGAAGAGTTTCTGATCCCAAATCTTCACTTTCGTGAAGAATTAGGTCAGGAGCTTGACTTCACCGAACCCGGTGCCGAAACGCCCGTCAGGGTCATTACGGTGCCTAAGTCGCTCAAGGCTCCCCGTGTCATCGCAATTGAACCGACTGCTATGCAGTTTGCACAGCAGTCGATTCTAGCTTTGATACGTAGCGCTATTCTTGAGGATGGTTTCCTCTCTAGCGCTATCGGATTAGACGACCAAACTCCTAATCAGAGAATGGCTCGTCAGGGTTCGCTCAGCGGCGAACTCGCTACACTCGATTTGAGTGAAGCTTCCGATAGAGTCTCGAATCAGCATGTACGGGCCATGTTGGAGGACTATTCTCATTTGCATGAGGCAGTCCAATCATCGCGGTCCCGGAAGGCTGATGTACCTGGTCATGGCGTTATTCGCCTGGCCAAGTTCGCTTCTATGGGTTCAGCTCTATGTTTCCCTGTGGAAGCCATGGTCTTTTTGACTGTGATCTTCCTAGGGATCCAAAGAGAGCTCAGCACTTCACTTACCCGCGAGGACCTTTTAGGTCTACGTGGTAAGGTGCGCGTCTTCGGGGACGATATTATCGTTCCCAGAGACTATGTGCTGTCCGTTGTGGACGAACTTGGGGTTTTTGGACACCAAGTAAACGTCGACAAGTCTTTCTGGACCGGAAGGTTCAGAGAGTCTTGTGGTAAGGAGTACTACGATGGCCATGACGTTTCAATAGTCAGGGTTAGATCGATGCTCCCTACACAACGGCAGGATGCTGCTGGCGTTAACGCTGCTGTCAAACTTAGGAACCTTGCCTATTGGCAGGGCCTTTGGAAGACAGCAGGTTGGCTCGACGACTACTTGGGTAAGCTTTTGTTAGCTTTCCCAAATGTTGCACCAACGTCGCCACTGTTGGGCCGGGAGTCGGTTCTGGGATATGAATTCCAGCGCCTTCACCCTAATCACCAGGGCCCCATAACCAGGGGTCATTATCTGGTGGCCAAGCCTCCTCTAGATGTTCTAGAGGATGTCGGTGCCCTCACCAAGTGCCTAAACATTACTGCTCCCGCCTTCGAGAATAAATTTCTCGAAGTCGCGGATAGGCGTATGGTCGTTGCCGAGAGCGACGATAATGAGCACTTGGAGCGTTCTGGACGTCCCAAGCGCGTCAACATCATGCTTGGATGGAGGCCTCCCTTCTAGTAAGGGAGGTCGGGGCCTAGGCCCTGCAGGGGATGACGGTGTCATCCACAGACTCCATCCCTCGTACAAACGAGGGCGAGGGACCAGCTGTTAGGCCAG